TTACTTTGATGCCCACAGATCCCTGAGAGCCTGCTGCAAATAAGAGAAATCCACAGATGGCACATCCTGATTCAGTCTGCCCTCTTTCCTGCACACATCATATAATCTTATTCCAAGAGATGCCACATCCCGTCTGTCCTCCGCAGGCAGACTTGCATACAGCATGTCAAATTCAACCAGAGCTTTAAGGTCACCTGACCAACCCGATGCAAGCCAGGCTATATCAGCCGTCTTGTCATCTCCAAGTGCTTTAACGCTCTCAACCAGTTGACTATATTTACTGTTGACAGTTCCATTCTTCATACCCTGCCAGTGAAAAAGTGCAGTCTCAGACACACCGAGAACACTAGCTATAGCCGGAATGTGCCGCGCTGTCGGAAGCCTCTCCTCATTCTCCCACTTGTAATATATCCCTTCTGTTATCTTATGATTCTCCGGCAGGAGCTCATTTATCTCCGCAACCATATACTTTACCGTATACTTCGAAGATCTGCTGTTTTTGCGGATATCCCGCATATTGAAGCCTATCGTATCTACCATTTCTGTAGAATCCGACGCCCCCTTTTTTGTTCTCCTTCTATTCATCTCTCTCCTCCATTGTATACATTTATACATATTGTTTATTTTATAATTAATATATTGATATGTCAAAATATCTCAAAATGGCTTAAATACGTTACTTTTTGAAGGTACTTCGTGTAATAACATATCATGGCAAATCAATTTTTTGCCCCTAAATTGCCCCTAAATTGCCCCTAAAAAAAGCCCACCATATTGCTATGATGGGCTCTCTGTTCTACTTCAAAATCTCATTGACTTTGTTCTGGATTATAGTTGGATTATACCCCGCTGCCTTAAGCCTATTGATACGCTCCTGTCCGTTGCCCCACTTGCCTATGATGACTTCATGAGCAACTGCATTGATGATCTTGTCCTGTGTCATCTGTGATGCCTTGACAAGTTTGTTGACTGCTGCCTGAACCTTGCTATAGTCATAACCAGCCTTGGCCAGTCTACTCTTGCGATCAGCACCATTGCCCCATTTGCCCGCTAACACCTCTTTAGCCAGTGTATTGACGCTCTTCTTTGCTGTCGTGGATGCAGATGCGGTCTTGACCTTACCGGCCAGCTTATTCCAGCTCGCTGCACTGATATAAGCCTTGTTGAGGTCAAGGTTACCGTTGTAACCTGAGAGTTTGCCAACGGATGTATACTGCCTGATCAAGCAATTATACTTTCCCTCGTTCCACGGATGCTCCTGGTAGCCTGTCTCAACATAATCTGGGTACTGAGCGACCCACAGACCAAAACCAGTTTTCTTCACTGCATCCATAGCGCTCTTCTGGATGTATATCAGTGGCTTAATGCCTGTCTTTTTCTGCACATAACTGCACCACTGCAAGCACCATTCCAGATCCTTGACACCAAACAGATGGTTGTTCTTGGCTTCCCAATCCAGAATAAGTACCGCCTTGCCGATATACTTCTTTACATACGCAAGGAAGTGGTCAGCCTCTTTCTGTGGATCTCCGCCATTTGAATAGTGGTATACTCCCAGAAGTTTTTTTCTACTCAAAACTTTATCGCAATGCGCTGCAAAGTATCTGTTCTTGTAGTCTGTTCCTTCTGTCGCTTTCACGATACAGAAGTCGTATGGCACTTTGGCAAGGTCTATATTTTTATCCCCCTGCCATGCACTGATGTCTATTCCATTCATTTCCCGTCACGCTCCTTCTCTATGTCTCCACCTCTGTAAAATCGTTTAAATATTTCGATCAGGTAGTCCCATCCTCTGGTGCATATGAATGCGATAATAAAAGCACCAAAGAACACAGCTACAGGGTAATACCATAGTAGCCGAATATCGAAATATGATAATGCTACAAACAAGCATATCTCACATATGATGAGACTTGTTATAAGCACCTGAAAAGAGGTTGGAATCTTCTTCAGTATTCCAACCTCTTTTGTAAATTCCGTTATTACCGATATCAAAGTGCAAAGAACTGCAACAACTAATAATAATATTGCTAACTTATCCATGATTATATCTCCTTCCTATTCCTGATCATGTGCCGCTTTGTTCAGATGTTTTTCCATCTTGTCAATAGCCTCTGTGACTGGTCCATTACATCCAAGCTCCTTTAGACCTTTAAGACACGCAAGTGTACCATATGTAAGTATGCACTGCTCCTCTTTCATCTTCTTGATCTCTATGTCCTGTTCATTCTGCCTGGAATACCATTTATATATTGATATGAGTATCCCTCCTATCAGTGCAAGAGCTCCAAGTACCTTCCCAACCTGAATTATTGTTTCAAAATTTATATACATGCTCAACCCCCTATATAAGATTCTTAGGTCTTGCAACTCCTACTACAACTAAGCTTATATTTGAATCTGCTTTGTTTGTATTTTTTGCTTTTACAGTTATCGAATATGTAATCTGATTTATTGAAGAAGCTTCATATCCCATGTATGTGACACCACTAGGGATATTTTTAGGAATAACTAATATTCTACCCGTATTCATTGGAAGCTCTACATCAACGGCATATTGAAGTGTCGTTCCTGCGTCAGTTCCTGGTATAGTCGCTGTTGCGCCTACTATATCAGATATAACAAGGCTTTTTGTTGCAATTTTTTCCGCATAGCTTTGCGCATTAGCAGCATCTGTTTTTGCACTGTCTGCCGTGTTCTGTGCATTATCCGCTTTCGACAATGCAGTGTCTGCTGTTTTCTGCGCTTCCTCAGCCCTACCTATAGCTTCCTCAGCCATTGATGCTGCGTCATTTGCAGTAGACTGTGTCTTTTCGGTAGCCTCTGCCGCTGTTTTTTCGGTTTTCGATATCGCCTGGTAGATATTCTTTGTCGTTAAATCTGACTCCTCTTTTGTATATTTATTACTAAGTGGGGGGAAAGTTGATGCAATCGCAACTGGCCCACTCACATTTATTCCATCGTGTATAATTTTGTAAAGCGGCATGTCGGCGACACTTACATTATTGGCTATTATGCCAGTTTCATACACAGGTGATTGTGGCTCCTGTGAGGATTCTACAGGCTGCCCTGTCAAGATCAGCAATGACATATCCTCAAGTCCTTCCTCTGACAGCGTGTATCTTGCAACAAGAATATCAACTCGCTTTTTACCTGTTTCTCCACTAGGGAAAGTAAGATCTTCATATGTACCTGTAACCCTAGCATGGCACCCCTGGAACATAATGTCACACGGATATACTCTAAGTGTCGTTGAATTAACCAGCACTGGTGGCTGGGAGACCGACAAAAATCCATCGCCATCCCATTCTGCTCTGTGCAAGGCTCTATCATCTGCACTCGTTACATGTGGTTTCCCTGTTTTTCCTGTTATTATCTTCATAAAATCCGCCTTTCTTCTATGACACTGAATATTCAATGTCTATGCTGTTATCATCTATCTTCGCTATGATATTTGTTATCTGCTTTTTTACTGTTGCTCCTGTGATTTTCTCTGTGCCACCTGTGATATCGCCTATCTGCATTGACATATCCGGAAGTGTCATGTCAAGACTGTCTGCATTGAGCTCCTGAAGCTTTGCTATGCCTCTGGTTCTGAGCTCGTCAATACTGGAGGCTGAGCTGTAATCATATACAGCTGTGCGCTCTTTCATGCCCGTATATACTTGTGTATCTGTGATGTTTCCTCGACCATCCACATACAAGTGCAACACCTGACGATCTTTAAGCTCCCCCTGTCCTAAACAGATTAAATGATTATATCTGTTCTTGATCTGTGTGATATTGTAGTTGATATCCGATCTCATACAATCCTTATCCTCTGTATAATCGTAAGGCACCGCACTACTCATAGTCACATATCCATCTTTAACCACAAGCCTGAGAACCCTGTTCTGGGTGCTCAACAGCGCACATATGCCATCATAGAGACTCACATATCTGTTGAACTGAAATGATTGTACATTCCATGATTCGCCTGTCATTCTGTATATGCTGCTAAGTCCAGCCACTTCAATGAGCTTATTGATCACTGTAACTGCATCACCTGATACAATCTTGTAATCCGTCCCCGCCGGAGGCTCTATGATCTTGTCACACAAGATGCCTCTGAGATTTCGGCCAGTGTATTTGATTTCTCTGTCGGATGTCGCCACACCGACATTATCAACTATTCCGCCGTACTCAGTGTCCTTGATATACCACCAAGAACCGCCTTGCAGGATGTTGTTATCCTGCGCTACAGTGACCTCGAAATCCTTATCCTTTGCAACATCCACATCTGCGCTGAAGTTCCTGAGATATCCCTGTTCTACCCTGTCTGCATCAGTGTATATCAACCTTATGTCCATTTTGGTTCACCTCTCTCATGTATTACACTTAAATCAAAATCAAAGCTTCCATTCCACATCACACGATGATTCCCGGGGGATATCTTTTCAAACACATCGCTTTGCTTGTCCCTGTATCTGAACATGTTTTCCTGTGTTCCATCTGCTTTCACAAGAGTTATCGTAAGCTCTGCAGAATTAATAACGATCTTATCTCCATCGCCAACAACACACCTAACGCTGTAGTAATGATTGTCAACATATATGACTGGATTAACAGCACCACTATGTATGCTGAGTACAAAATCACAGTTTCTGAAGTCGTCCACCTCAAGCTTACTGATATTGTCAGAAATTGAGTTGTAATCATATTCATAACAATACTCATAGCCTTTACCTTCAATAAACTTATCTGGTACATGCTTATAGTTGTGCAACTCTTCCTTCATCCATCTGCCACCATCTGTTACTACTTTAAGTGACAGATTCATCGATGTCGCCACGTCAAGATAATTGCTCTTCGCCGAACTAAACACATAGCATTCAAGATAGTAATCTCCTATATAGAGCCTTCCCTTCTTTTCTGCTATAATATCCTTCTCACAAACCTCATACAGCCTATTCTTAATATCTGTACACTTTTTCTTATTTGCCGCAGATATAACAATAGGGATGGTCTTTGAGACCACCCCTTTTCTAAAATTCTCGGCACGGTTTCTGCTGCTGTCGTATATCCACTCATAATCTCTGAGATCATTACTGTTTGCAAATGTTCCTTTCTTGCCAAACTCTATAACCTCACCGAGATGATTCACATATTTAAGCTGTTCAAGCATTTCTCACCATCCTTCCGAACTCTCTGCCATCAAGTTTCAATCTCACACCCTCTGTAAGAGCTGTCAGTATCCACTCATACATGTTGTCATCTATGTGTCTTATAATCTCCAGTATCTTATAAAGTACCTTCAGTGATTCCGAATCACCAGTCACTGCTCCACCTGTAGCCTCTGCCATATCCTCGGCTACCTTCTTGATCCAGCCAGTATTCTTCTCAAGTGGCACAACAGCCTCAGCTCCATTACCCTCAAGGATACCAACCTGACCACGCTTAAGCACACCACCTTCAGCAAGTTGTGGAGCGTCAAGCTCATCTATTCTCGATATCGACACCTTTGGGATCTTATTCAAGACTGATATAGCCGAATTGATTGCCCGGATAAAGCCATTGATAATCCCTGTAGCCTTGCTCAGTATCGCATTGACCGCTGATGTCACAGCACCAGATAATCCGTCTGCTATTGCTGTTCCAACCTTGCCGAATATATTCTTGATCTTCTGCCATGTTTCTGAGAAGAAGTTCACTATCGGAGAAAATTTATTCTTAACCCCATTATATGCCTTGCTGAATATATCACTGAACCATGTGCCTACATATGCAAATGCACCTTTTATATTGGATCCTATATTACTAAAAAACTCTGGTGCCGCGTTCCATGCTTTCTTGATTCCCCGCCAAGCTGCAGCAAATGATTCTTTACAGTTATTGATCACTGTAACTATCAACTTGATGGCAGCTTTAAGCGTTCCTGAAAGCATCTTACAATACCATTCAAGGATTGGTTTCAGCACATTTAGATAATCTTCCATCAGCATCGAAAGTATTTCCGCCAGTGGTGGTAATATCATATTGATAAGATCTGTCAGTGGCGTGACTACCTGCATTACCAAGTCGATAATCGGTGTCAACATAGCCAAAAACGGCTGTAACAATTCAAGTATAGGCTGCAAAATAGCCATCAAAACAGGCAGTAAAGATTGAATAATCTGAGTCACCGGCGGCAAAAGCATATTGATCAGATTCGTAAGTGGCGGTAAAACCGCCTGAATAATCTGCATCATCGGTGGTAAAAGCAGATTAAGCAGTGTTGACAGTGTTGTCAGCACAGGTCCCACCAACTGCAGAATCGATGGTAAAATCGATGTCAGAGTGCTAAAAACAGAATTTAGAGCGGTTGATATCGACTGTCCCAATTCCCCACCTATGCCGGGCAGTAATGTCTCAAGTATTCCGGGCAGATTATTGACCACCTCAGACAACAACGATGTCGCTCCCTGTATCAACGATGGCAGTAACTGCTCAATAAGAGGCGGTATGTACGGTGCCAGCTTCTGTGCAAGACTTGATATACCTGTAACCACCCTCGGCAGTGTATCGGCTATCCTTGGTACAAGATTATCTGCTACAGCCATAGCCGAATCAACAAGGTTATTCATCAGTACTCCCATATCCTGAGATGGGTCTGCCATACCTATGAGCAGATTAGCCCATGCGGACTTCACCATGCCGATGGATCCCTGTATTGTCGTGGCTGCTTCTTTTGCGGTAGTGCCTGTTATATCCATGTTAGTCTGCACAACATGAATAGCCTCAATCATCTTATCGAATGACACACTATTGACGTTATCTGCTGTCACAGTCATGGTGTCACCGAGTACACCAGAATCATTGATAAGCCTTGCCATCTCAGATGCAGTACCACCATAACCAAGCTTCAAGTTGTCAAGCATGGTGTAGTTTTGCTTTGCAAAGCCCTGATATGCGTTCTGAATCATCTCCATACTGGTGCCCATCTTATTGGCATTATCTGACATGTCTGTTATGGCCAGATTCGCATACTCGGCAGCCTGCGCTGTATCGCCTTCCAAACCTTGCAACAGCGAAGCTGAAAAGCTCGTTACAGTGTCCATGTAATCATTCGCCGACAACCCCGCCGTCTTATATGCATTATTCGCATACTCAACAACCTTATCTGAACTGTCCTTGAACAGTGTCTCAACACCACCAACAAGCTGCTCGTAATCCGCATACTGCTCTACAGCACTCTTTGTCATCGCAGTTAAACCAGTCGCCACAATGGTAGCTGCGACTACTCCAATCTTAGCCGCCGCTACTGATACTTTAGCTAGTGCTTTTACTGATGTAAGAGCACCTTTACCTATGGCTGAAAACATTGATTTCATTTTAGCCTTGATATCCACTGTCTTCTTTCCAGTCTTATCAAGGTGCTTGTCTACCTTCTTGTGCGTCTCGCCAGCTACATATCCAATGTCTGCATAGGCTTTCTTCATAGCTTCAGATGCACTCATCCCCTGTTTTCTATACTCTGCTGCAGCTTTTCCCACATCACTTTTTAACTGGTTGACTGTCTTTCCTGATTCGGCTGCTATTTGTGACAAGCTTTTACCTGTATTAGCATTGCTTTCCGATATCTCCGAGTTGTTTTTTATAGCACTTCTGCCTATAGACTGGAATATCCTACTCAGCTTACTTTGCGTCTTCTCAGCAGTTTCACTTGTCTCATTTAAGCTTTTCTTAGCCTCATCATTTTTTATGGCAATCTTTCCCAGTATCTTAAATACTTCCAAAAGGGTCTACCCCCTTTCCTCGATAATAAAAAAATAGAGACACACGTTCTGTGTGCCCCTATGGCTTAAAATTTTCTATGATTGACATAGAATCCTTTATGGTTGCTTCAAGCTCGCCTCTGCTCTCAAATGCCCCTGATCTGACTGGCTGTGAACCGCCACCTGATGTGCCGTACAGCCTTGCCTTGAAGTCATTGAATGATATATTTTCCCAACACTTGTGAATATACATATCCCAGAGCTTATCATCATCGTCAAGACGCACAAACGTGCATACAAACTCATCAAAGCTCTGATTGTCTATCATCGTATCAAGCAGAGTGTACGGATCCGCATATCTGTGAAATATCAGATCCATGAACTTGAGATAGCCTACTGTCTCTTCTCGAACAATCTTGAAACAACCTTGATAAAATCCGCAAAGCCCGGAAGTGTGACCGCATCATATAACATCTGTGTGAACACAGAGAGGTCAAGATCTGCTACCTCATCCACTGTCATACCTGACAGGTGTGACAGGCAGACAAATACCTCACGCTGACAGTCTGACAGCTTTGTCAGGATCACATCTACAAGATCGAATGCAAGACCAATACCCACATTCTCAAGGAACTTCGATGTGTCCTCATCATCCTCATCACCAGCAAGTTTCTCACGTTCCTTCGCAATAAGCTCTTTGAACCCATTGCCGCTGAACGAGTCTTTGAAGTCCTTTACTCCCAGCTTACTGAACAGCTTCAGGAACGAAGCTATATCTGTTGCTTTGGGATTCCTAAGCGTATATGGTTTGATCTCCTGCACATCTTCTGTTGCCTCAGCATCTTCAACTACTTCTGCCTCTTCAACTACTTCATCATTCTCTACTACTTCTATATCTTTGTTCTCTTTTATCTTGGTTGTTCCCATGATTATCTCTCCTTTTCTATGTCAATTAGTTTACTTCTGTGCTGGAATCTATAGACTGCTGAACCTGCTCCGTTGTCATGCCGGTAGGCAAATAGATGTGGTATGGCAGTGTATCAGCTGCTGGTGACAGATCCGCATAGCACTCCATTGTCAGCGCAAATGTGCCATTCTCCTTGTTCTTGCCCTCTATCTCAAGGCCTGATGTACAGAGCGCATTGTCAAAGATCACGATAACAGGACGACCATCTAAGAATCTTCCAATATATCCGAAGTTCTCAATGTAATCATCCTTTTCAATTCTTGCCTTGGATTCGATCACATCGTATCCTTCCGCTGTTGATGTGCCATTCTGTCCGATTATAGCCATCTTGATCGTCTCAGGCGACAGCTCCACCATGTTAGTATCCATCTGTGCTGTCTCACCTGTCTTAACTGTTAACTCCTTAACCTTAACAAGCTCACCATCAACCTCTATATCCTTGAGCTCAGGCTTGATTGACAGCTTTGTACCGCCAGATGTCGCACCGATCAGAGACTCTGCAAAGTTCCAAGCCTTCTTTGATGCGTCATACTTCAAGCCTTTGTGAATAGTTCCAGCACCAAATACAATGTTCTTCGGTGTCTTGCTTGTGATACCTGATGACTTGAACTCTTCAAAAGTTAATGTATCTGCCATGATATAATCACCTTCCATTCTTATATTCTTTAATAGTCAAATTGATCTGTATACGTTTGAGTTCTGCATCCCCTGTTGGCACTGGTGACGCATTCCCATAAAAAACGGCAACCCCCGCACCACTTGCAAGAATTGCCGTCCGTTCAATATTCTGTTCTATCTTCTGCTTGTACTTCTCCAGGCTGAGCCAAGAGCCTCTTGTGAAGCCGTCTAGGATGAATGTTATTTCCTGACATCCATCTTCCTCAGGAGTATCCCCCTCGGAGTATTCACCAACAAAATATGCCTCCGGCGGGTCATCCTGCCACTCCATGAATGCGTATGGAATCTCAAGCTCATCTTTGAGTACACTGTTGATATATGATAATGTCTCTGTCGTCATGCCATCACCGCCTTACTCACTGAATGTCTGATTGAGAATAGAGCCAAGTCGCTTGATAATCTTGCTCTTGGTCTTGTCGAAGGCTTTCTGTAAAGGTCTGAGTGGCTTTTTACCATGAGTTGTGTGCCAGTTGCCACGCTCATCCTTATAGGCCCATGGGGTTTTGCGTCCATTATCTTTCAGTGCGTATTCACCTGTGCCGTATTCTTCCCAGATAGCATTCTCAAGAGGATTACCAATTACAGCCTCACCCTTATCTTCATCGACATAGTGAGTCCATTCGCCTTTGGTGTGACCTGTATCAACTCTTGTCTGTGCTATCTTGGTCTGAGCCTCAACCTCTACAGCAGCTTCGTACAAGAAGGCTACAATCGAATCATTCAGAGCCGCCTCAACCTTTATTCTGTTGTCTGTGAACTCCACATATCCCATTACTGCCCTCCTGTGAACTTCAGATATATCTCAAGCTGCTCATGCATCCCCATCGGATCATCTATCAGCATGATGTCATATACCTGACCATTAACCACCATACGGCTGTTCTCAGCCTTGATCATGTCACTGAGACGTTTATAATCAGCTATGAACATGTGCGTTGATTCCTGCACCTTGGCATTGTATGTTGTGTACTTGCTGTCACCGCCTGAGAGATCAAGCCAACCGGTCAAGGTATCTTCTGACACCCATGCAACTTCCTGTTCACCTATCTCATTTCTGGTTATGCTCTTGATCTGTATGTCCGCAACTGCATTTCCGCCTATTCCTCTCATGTTCAAAACCTCGCTTTCATGTACGGCTTTAAAAAGCCAAGAAGCGACTTTGGATATCCCATGAGGGAATTGTCGCCATCCATGTTGAAATAGGTCACAGAGTGCCTGCTGATGGTCTCAGACTGCACACCAACCTTATCCCTGTTGTTCAAATCCCATGAAAGCATGTTGGCAACTCCCAGCTTGATATCCATCGGATATACTATCTTTGTCACCATGACGACCGGTTCGCTTACAAGCTCCTCATTCACCTCTATATGTCCATTGTCCATATCCACAGCTTTGATGGTGTACAAGCCATCGTTGTAGCGTGACTCTGACACCTGTATAGTGTCGCCAACCTTGAACAGCTCAGATGCATACTGAAAGCCTGTCACAGCGTCCACAGGAGCCACAAACCGCCTGTTCCTGTCCTGATAATTATTATTTGTATATTTTCTGATCAGGAGTTCCAGTGCCTGAAGCTTAGCCTCAAGCACTGAATCTTTCTCCTCGGTGTCTACATACTTCTTAAGTTCATCGACAGTCATGATCATATGACCACCGCCTTACTTCTTAAACTTAGCAAGTACAACCTTTGAAGCGTTGGTGAGTGCAGCACCATAATACTTAGATGCTGTGATATCATGTCTCTGCTTCTTCGGTAACCATTCGTGATCAACCTGAACATCTTTCTTGAGGAAAATTGTAAGAGCTGGAGCTTCCTCTTCTGTAAACTCGGTCTCATCTGAATCAGGCTGGAGCTTGATAATAGGGCAGAGATAATACTGTGAACCAGCTGCAAGGCTCTTAACCTTATCACCGATTACAAGCTCATCTTTGCATGTTGGCTGAACTGTACTAAGATGCTTGTTTGTGTCTGACTCAGCAGTTGAATCAGCCACTATAGTAATAGTTCCCTTCTCTGTGTCTTTCTCATAAGTCATGAGCTTGATCTTCTTTGACTTCTTTACCCAGCATGATCCAATCTTACCTATAGAGCCTGTCACAATAACGCTCTTATCAAACTTGTCCGCTGACTTAAAGTTGTCATCCTTGAGAAGCGTTCCCTCCTGTTTAGGGTTTATGAACATAACCTTCTCTATTCCATCCTCTTCATCCTCGAACTTTGTGTTAGCATCAACAATGCCATCATATCCGATTACTGCAAGAGTATCTGGTGTATATACATTCTCTGATGTGTATGCAGCATCAAGCAGATCATTATCCAACTTGCCTACAATAGACTTTGAAAGCTGAGTCTCAGCCTGTCCAACAGGGTTCCCTAAACCACTATTGATTGCTGTCTGATATATTGATACGCTCTTAGCTGCACACTTAATAGTGAATGTCTTCTTTGTTGCTGTGAGCTTAGATGCCTCAATTTCATCTCCTGATTCCGGATCAAAATCCTCAGCATCGCCGATATAATTCCATGATGGAACTGTCTTTGTATCTCCTGGTACACCCTCAAGGGATGTATCAACATGGGCATACTTTAAAAGCTTGGCCTGTGCCTCTACCTTTGCATCAATCATATCCCCCATTACTTCTGGGTTAATGAGGTCACTTACCTTTGTAATTGCCATATTCTTTCACCTTTTCCTTTCTACCTTACTTTGTTCCATGCATAGCAGCTTCATATAGCTCAGGTGTTTCCTGGGCAATCTTAGCACGCTCTGCATATGATTTCTTCAATATGTCTTCTCTCGTCAGTCCTGTATCTTTATTTGTAGGATCTGGCAGTCTATTCTCAATGATGTGCCTCTCGCCATCATCTGAGCCGGATGAAGCTGTGAATTGAGCTGGGAACTGTGTCTTTAAGTCTGTGAGCATGTTATCCCATCCCTTTATGTGGCCTTCATCATCAAGCTTAAGCTCCTCATTCTTCTCCTTGAGGGCTGTCTTGATCTTATAGGTCATATAATCAGTATCAACCGCATGAGCCTCAAGCAGAGCCACCTTGATAGCTGAGTTGACCTTAGTCTCCTCAAGCTCTTTCTGAAGCCTTGCATTCTCTGTCTCATAAGTTGATATCTTCTGCTGCATGCCCTCGTCACCCTTGGAAGCTTTCTTAAGCTCCTCAATGAGCTTATTTGCATTGCCAATCTCCGTGTCTTTGCCGGTGATCAGTCCGTTGAGCTTCTCAAGTTCTGAATCATACTTCTCCTTGCTGACGTACTTGCCCTCGGACAGATCTGTGTATCTTACATGCTTGAGCTTATCTGTCTCTGTGCTGTTCTTCTCGTCAATCTTCGCCTGTACCTGCTTATACAGGTCATCTCCTAACAGTTCCTTTAATTCCATTGTTCCATCCTTTCTGGCTTTAATCGTAGCCACACATGGCAGTTATCACTCTTGCCGGAGTTATTCTTTGTCGGTCACAGTTTTACTGCCTTGAGCCGATTTTGGGCATAAAAAAAGACCATGGTAAAAACACGGTCTGAATTATCTGCTATTCCGTTTCTACTCCACTATTACCCAGTCTTCAGCAAGACAATCGTTTATACTCGGCACCCACATGGAGTGTGAACCATCAACACATCTGATCTGCAGATATGGGTTACACTTGAATAAGTCACCCTCGCTGATTCCCCAGGCTTCTGCGGTCTGCTTGTTACATGGTATGCCATCAGGATATCCCTTCTGGAATACAACAAACATTCCTTTGCCATTCCAACCCTTTCTTGCAACTCTGAAGCCCTTCTTGAGCATTTCAAGAGCAATTCCAAACGTCATGTTGTCACATGGTCTGTATGCTTCGTTAAACTGCTTCTCCGGCGACCAGCTCTCATATCCATCTGAATATCTTACGAGATAGCCTTCATCTGCTGGATTTTCTTCCGCTGGAATCTGCCATCCTTTGTAATTGTTATAGTCGCCTCTTGTCATCGGTCTTGCCTCAATCTGTTTTGTTCCAATGTACTTCTGCATTCTTTCATCCTCCTATTTTTTGCATAAAAAAACACCATACATCTCTGTACAGTGCTCGTAATCCATCTAGCATTATTTTCTATTCTTCTCCTATGTGTCTTTTGCCGGGTTTATATAGTTCTTCTATAACTCCATTGGCTATATCTCCGCCTACGTATCCTGGACCATACAACTTGTCTAAATGAGATAAAAATTCTGCATCACGAGGCAAAGTACCAAACTTTTCTCTTTGTTTATTATATTCTTCATACGATGTAATATTTAAAAATTCTTCTTTTAAATTCATTTTAAAGACTCCTCTACTAACCCGATTTCATATGTACTAAGGATTGTTTTATCTTTTTGATACACTCTGAAAAGCTCTGAGGTGGATTCCAATAAAAATTCAGTTTTTATACTTCCATCCGGATTAACAGCATCAGATATGCGGCTAACATATAACCTGCCTTGATATTCGCTAATAAATTTATCGCCATGCAAAATATATATTGCAAATTTTTGCCCTGCATCATTTTCGTATATTTCCGTAGTAATATTTTTATCGCTTAATCCCTCAGTTAAATATTTCTTATACTTTTCCACAACTTTAGGATTCAGCATACGTTCTTCTATCAGATGTCCAAATTCATGGTCTATATCCTCTTTCTCAGCGCCTTTGGCAACGTTAATAATGCCTTTTTTCACATCACAACTACTGCCGTTCTGCCCCATATTAAAGGTTACATCAGCCATTGCTTTCTGAACTTTATCCGGTAACTGTGAATATGCGTCAACAACAGCTTTTTCATCTCTAATAATGCCAGCATCAGACTTTGATGCCTTGAACATTATATCTCTTATACTATCACCGTTTTGGGTATTTGCAACATCTTTTTCATGCTCAATCTCAAACGACACCTTAAAGTACTTCGTCTGGTACTCTTCAAAATCCTTTGTCTTATCCAACCCGAAGTATTCCGCTCGCTTTCTCAGAGTCTGAAGCTCTTCATCATCCAGCGCCCACCTTGCTCTCTGCAATAAGCAACAACGGCAGTTGCAGTCCTCTGCCGGATCTCCAAACATTCCAGGAGCCTTAATCTTACGACCACCAACCTCAAAGGGCTCATCGACTTCCCGGATCTGTCCATCAAGCATCTGATGATGTTCTCTCGTTGCTCCGTCAAGAGTGGCATCCCACTGTTTCAATACATCTGCCCCTTTGCTTTTTGCAATATACATAGCGTCCAGCGCTGACTGTACCTGTATACGATGCCCTTCAGTCCTCGCAATGCGGATAGAGTTGTTATAAGCCTTCTGAAATGGAGTATTTGCCATGTGTCTTGAGAGCTTACCAGCCACCTCATTCCACGTTGAGCCATTTGCAATGCCTCTTGATACCTCTGCTCTGACCGCTTTCTTGAGGTATGTCACATCCTCGCCCATTTTGTCGTAGAGCGACTTACTGAGCTTGCTGTCCGTCTGAATAGCTCTCACAACTGCCGCCTGATCTATCGGCATGATGATTGGAATACCTGTCTTTTGCAGGTCATACATGACGCCTGTGTATCCGTCTCTGTAGCACTTCGTCAGGTAGTCAGACACAGTTGCATATGAGTTAGACTGCAGGTTACTCAGAACACCCTCAAGCTGCGCTTTCAAAGCCTCCTGATACTGTTTCTGATAGATGATGCTCTGCAGATTCTCCATATCAGTTCGTTCTGAAAGCTCTCTTATCTTCTGCTCACAATCTCTCAATGCCCGCTGATATACCTGTTTGAGTTCTTTGATTGCCTGCTTTTCTCTATTTAGTTGTGCCTGTGCAACCTGCTTTTGTGCTTTGTTCATCTTTTATCCCCAAAAACAAGGCTAAAATCTAACCTTGTTTTATGTCTACTGTACGCATATGTCCATTGTGAACGAATGCTTCTCGCCGGGTTCCAACGTTACCGGTTCAATGACCTCACGTGCTAACATCATTCCCCCCGTGAAAGCATTTGCATAACTCGCATATAACCCTACCTCTGATATGGTTAATGGTGCATTGCCTGTATTTCGTATAACTCTAGTGATAGTCATAATAGAACTTGAAAATGTCTGCGGTATATCTTTAGTTTGTGTGATGATCTCATAGTCCTCTGTCACATTTTCAAGCTTTATATCTGCCGCTGTCGCTGGTGTTGTGCCGGTCCCCAACATCAAATAAACTCCGGTTGCGGCTGAGCTAGGCACATTTTTTAAACGCAACGATGCGCTAAACAGCTGTCTAAACCAGGAGTAACTTGCGCTAACTGTTTTGTTTTCTGTGGTTTTACACACAGTATAATTGCCTGAACCAATTTGACAGTTCAGGCTAACAAGACCAGCATAATTATTTGTCAACATACATGATTCCTCCTTTAATCTAATGTGTTATCCGTCTCATGTGTCACTCGACACTGCACTACACCAGATATCATTGTTGTGCTTAATATTTGTGAGTTCGATGTACCTGTTGATATCTTCTGTGCATTATCAATAACCACATCCCAATCATCACCGCTTGCGGTCTCAACACCTTTTTCAGTGATGACCGCCGCAAGCCTTTCCTTGACATCACTGCCACGTTTTTTTACTTTGTCCAGCTCCTTGTAAAGCTGTCCTGCAAGATCTGTCATATACCGCTCTTCAATCTCACTCTCAACTGCTTCACAGCCCTCAAGAACCTTCATTCTTGTGAGCTTGGTGTTGATCTCGTTGATGATGTTACCCTCACTATCAAGCTTCTTGAAGCATACAGTGAAGCCGACATTGCCCGGCACTGTACATGCAGTAGCACCAACAAGCCAATCAAAGGTTATAATGCTTGCATCATCAGAGAGTGTATAATTCTCTATAAAATACACATCTTTCTGCTCTTCTTCATTCACATAGTTGATTGATATCTGATATTCAGTGAGATCTATGCCCTTATACGTTGCCGGCACTTCAAATGTCAGCCGGTTTACATCTTTGTCATGATATACACCGATGACCTCGCCAGCCGGCATCTTCACCGTTCTTGTATCTAAATCTATCTTGTATCTTTTATTTTCCATCTGCTCCACCTCCGTTCTCGACATCTGTATTGATGTTATCAAGCACCTTCTGAGCCTCTTCCGTGTTCTCCTCCTCATTCTTAGGCAGCTTGTCCTTGATCTCCTCATAATCAATATCAAGCCAATCACAGATAGCTTTGATAATAGTCTCATCATTAAGTATGCTTGCAACATTAAGTATTGTATTGATCTCTGTCTGCCTTACCTGAGCCTCTGTAAGTTCTATTTGTGCATTTTCCTGTGCATTGCTCATAATCTCATGAGCGAACTCAAAATAAACATCCTCGGCCTTATATGCCTTGTTCTCAGCCTTGTTGATCTCGTCAATGACAATCTCTACTATCCTCCTCAAGAACTTTCTAAGAGCTTTCTCTATCTTTTTTGCCTTAAGGTCAAGCAATGAGTAGGCCGCCTTAATGGCTATATTCGTAGTTGCTGATGTGTCCTTGAGTCCGGCGGTATTCAGCCCCATGCCAAACCTGTATATATTCTTTTCATCAAGCTCCAGCTTAGCCTGCCTTGCCTGGTATGGGACGTCAACAGTCTTGACATCTACGTCACCATCCTCACCTATACCTATGATCTTCTTTGTTTTGAGGTTTGTCTGAAGCTCATTCAGGTTGTCTCCCTGAAAGCCTTTGATAGCATATAGTGGGGAATCAAAGTCTATGAGGTTGTTTGACAGGCTTGAGGCCATCAGGTCATAGTCATCTATGAGTGGCTTTACAGGCTTAAGGCTTGAGAACTGCTTCTTGTTGTTATCCAGCCGGAAGAATGGAATATAGCCAAATCCATCAAAGTAGGTGGCCTTATCTCCATTACTCTTTGTATAAAGTACATGAGGCTTTGGGTTGATTGGTTCAGTATCGTCTAACACCACCGCCCCATTATTAACCTGAACATAATAATATGTTTGCTTATCATCCCAGACCTGTATTCTCTCAATAGTCTTGTGCCCTTTGTCTATCCTGTCCGTATAGTGGTAAATCGTGTATGCACAGCCATCATCTGTGTCCTTAGCTCTTACCTCAATAACTCCGATACTGTCAGCATTTGCAAATGACATCATGTCCTTGGCATTCTTGTACGCGTACATATACGCAAAGCCTTTGACCTGCATATCTGTGATAGCGTCAGAAAGCTCAGACATGAACTCATCATTGTTGTTAAAATACTTGTCCATGTGTTTCTGCAGCTCAGGGTCGTTGGACTTTACAATGCCATCCCCTGATAGGATGTACTGGGTGCACTGGTCAACCAGCTCTGTGAAGAATGGATGTGGTATCTTAACGTTGCTTCTGGTCTTGTCCTCTACCAGTTCGCCGTCCGCATTGTAATAGAACAATCTATACTTCTTTATGTCATGATCGCCGTCATAGTATCTTTCGCCTGTCCGGGCGAACTGCTTTTTTTCTGATGTGCGGTCACTGTCTATCAATTCTTTTATCTCGTCAGGGGTTAGCATTTTTTCACCTCTCTATACCAGCCATGTTCCCTTAGGCTTATCATTCTCATATACACCAGTCAGCGCATCCGGAGCATCATCATGAGCATTCTTACCCTCTTTCTGATACTTCCTTATTGCTTCCGCAAAATCTGGCCATCTGTCTTCCCAATTCACAGGGAAGAGAACGTTCTGCATTACTCCTGTGCTGTTTGACAGGATCCTTGATGTCTTATTCTTTGACTGAAAGAACCACTGTATCTTAGTATGGGTATTCCCCAGAGCTTTTAGTTCTCTTATAACGTTTCTGCTGAATCCTCGACCGCCATTATTGCTCTCTATTAAAGCATTACCAACGTTATTATTTGTCAGCATCTGAGCTGTTGCCGGTTCAGTAACTTCCATTGGCTCTTTTGTGTATAAAACGTCAAGTATGTAATATGTACTCTCATACATGCCATAGCAAATAGAACACAGGTAATCACTACCTGTGTCTGCTGTATCTGTATAATTCAATATATATTTGAACAGGTTATTACCCTTGCTATCCCTCGGAATATCCGTATATGTCTTGATATGACTGTATAGTCTGCCCTTGACATCTATAGGCTCCTGCTGGTAATTTGCAAGGACTATATCCTTGTTCATATTCTTGGTCTTTATCTTGTAATCCTTATATGACAGGATAGCCTCACAGAGCATTGTCCCATCGTCTTGTACTGCCTTGTAATTGATATGAACTACATTGTCATAGTTGGCAAGTACATATCCGGCAAGATCTTTTGTTGACCATCTTGTCATAATTATGATGATTTTAAAATCATTCTCTGTTCTGGAGAGCATTGTATTGTTGAACCAGTCAATCTGCTTCTGCAATACTGATTCATTGTAGGCTTCCTCACTGTTCTTGATAAGATCATCTATTATCATGATATTACAGCCAAATCCTGTTGCTGTACCTGTCGGAGAAGTTGCAAGGTAATTAGCCTGCTGACTGCCCTCAAGGCTCCATTTCTGTGCTGCAGCCTCCCCATACTTTATCTTTGTGCCAGGGAATATATCTCCATATGTCAGAATGCCCTCTGTAGGCTTTTCTGCTATAACATCCCTGACCGCCTTTGCAAATGTTCCTGACAGGGTCTCATTATATGATCCTGTCATAACCTTTTTGTCTATACCATATTTACCAAATAACCACTGAACAAATTTAGTAGCTGTTCGTGATTTTCCGTGTCTTGGTGGCATATTCACCACCATTATCTGTTGCTCTGCTTCTTCTACGAACCACTGCAGCTTATCCGCAAGATCATGCAAGAACACTCTGTCGTTACTATAGAAGTCAGGAGAGGTCAGCTTGCAATACTGCCAGAACTCTCTCCTTGATAGCTCTATTTTTAGCTGTTGCTGTAATAAAGGGTCATGTCTATCAAACGTCATCAATAAGTTTCTTCAATTCTTCGGTTGTAAGCCCCTCAAATACATTCGGTGTGGTATTCTTCACTTCCACCTTTTCTGTGAACATACCTAAATGCTTACCTAGGAGCTCCAATGCCTGTATCTTGCTGTAAGGCTTTATTTCAAAGCCGTCTCGACCCTTTTTTATAACTGCAATAGCTTTCTTCTGATCTTCTGTAAGTTCATCCGTCAGGATAGGCTCTACTGTCCTGTATTTCACCTGATTGCCGTCCTCGTCAAGTACCGGGACCATATTCCCATCAACTTCTACCATGGCATCCTTTTCAACTACTCTTGCATAGTCAGATGCCTTTGCAAATGCGATAAGTGCAAGCTCATGTAATACGCTATCCTGAGTTATTTCTGTGCGTTCTTCACGCTTCTTCTGTAGTTCAGATATATGGTTTTGAACTGAAGTTTTCTGAAGTAGTTGATACGCTAATTGTTCAGCTGTTTTCGGTGAGTACCCTGCCCTTATAGCTGCCTGTGTGGCATTAAGGTCAATCAAGTATTCATCACAGAATCTCTGCTGTTTAGCTGTCAGTTTTGCCATAATGTCACACCTTCTTTCTGTTACTTTCTCACTCTCTTCGGAATCACAATCTTGTATAACGGCTTACACACACTTATTACCTCTCCACCCAGCTTTATAGTTGGCTGAAATTTGTATATCTTAGTGCACTTAACCATCACCTTTATCATGGCTATTGGTAAAGCCAGCCTGCCAAGCGGATGTATGTATTCAAAACTATATTCAGGTCTCACGACCTCAAACCTTTTAATCTTACTCATATCTCACCTCAAACAAAAAGCCCAGTGGGGGAGAGATCAGCGTTCACTTTTCACAAGGGGAGGTACAACCACTGGGCATAAGAAAAGGGACACGACCGAAATGGCAAACAGTCATGTCCCTTATGAATCAATATAATTTTACCATACTAGTATACCACGTTTGCTAGGTGCTATGTGGTGCTAAATGGTGCTATTTGGTGCTGAGTTTTCCAAGACCTTAATTCTAAATGCCTCAAGTGCAAAACCATGTATATGTTTTGTCCTGCCATATGAATAATCAAGTTCTTTGGCAATCTCCTTCAGGTTCTTATATTCAATATATTTCATGAACAATACATTGACGTACTTCGGTTCGTCCAGCATATGTATCTGTCCTATGATCTTATGCTTGAGCTCCGTGAACCGCTCTATGTCCTCATGAATCTCCTTCTCAAGGTCAACATACTTTGCCACCTTATTGCTCATAGAATCAGCCTTGGCGCTTGTCTGCACCTTTTCTGCCGAATAATCAAATGCCCCTGTACAGGTTGCATCTTCCTTGAGTCCTGCAAGCTCTATCTTCCTCTGTCTGATCTTAACATCCAGAAGCTTCACCTGTTTCAAATACTCTTTTGCTTTCACCGCCTCACCTCCTACTTGTTCTCCCGGATGGTGAAATCCAAACCTGTTTCTTCCTTTAGTGTCTGTATCAGATCATCCCAGATAATTTCTTCATCACACAGCGCATCAGTCTTTAAGTTAAATCTTTCGCAGAATCTCTCAAGCCTCTTCTGTCCAAAATCAAACTCATCCCGAAGTACCATGCAACTCATTATCAAAATACAATCTATTGTATTCAGTTTGATTTTATGCACACCTTCGTCAAGCTGCTTCTGGTTGACCTCAAGCGGAACAAACATGGCTCCTCTGACCTTGAGTTCTTTCTCTGCTGCTTCCATGCCCTGTGTCTTGATGACATTCATCAGCCATGCAGCCCCTGCCATTCTTGCTTCGTGTAGCTTTCTATCTGACTTTGCCATCCTTTCACTCCTTCCTCATGAACCGATTCATCAAATGATTGTCAGGATCCAGCTTCATTCTGAATCCTATCTGCCCCTTACTCTCTATCACTCCCGGATCATTGAGCTCTGCCCCACCAAGAAAGCTGTGGAGCTCATTCATGCAGTCCGAACATAAATCCATTGTCTCTACTGTATCATCGAACACATCAACTATCCTTGCCCTTATCGCCGCGCCGTGTTCAAACGGCAGGTCATAGAACCCGCCGCATCTATCGCATTTGCCTGCATATGCCATTCTATACGCTCTCCTTCCTTGATTCATAAGGTTTTGGCAACTTTCTCCAGGCTACTACCTTATCTGTAATCTTTGAGTATTCGTAATTATCACAATAATCATGCACTTCATACCAGCCCTGTGGGATCCACCAAGAAATACCATCTTCTGTATACTCCCACCCATCTAAGATATCATCATCCACGTTCCATTCTAAATCTTCCAACGAACAATTGTGATGTGGGATATATACCGCCTTAACAACTCGACTATATATTTCACCTGTTATTATTGAGGCTTTTTCTATCGTTACAAGAACCTCATCTGAAGTAGTTCCCTTTTCACATTTGGGAACTGTGTCTATATTCCATTTGACCATTATGTATCACTCTCCTTTATTCAAGATTCAAACCTCATGTGCAGATATTTTCCTGTACATTCAGTTTCCCAATAATAATCCCCCATATACCAATCTTCGTCTAGGCAAGTCTGATCACACCATTCCTTACACTCTTCTGTTCCTTGCTCGTTTCCAGTGTAATAATCAGCTATATTGGCACCATCAGCATCCATGCCGTCAAGATCAAGATGGTCTTCCATCCATTCTCTTATCTCTTCATTAAGCCTATTTCTAAGTTCAATCTTATCAACTATATCTTTAGGAATTTTATTCATCCACTCCACCTCTCTTTACTATCTCAATTGCCTTTTGAATCGCACAATCTATACAACCAACATCATCAGACTTGTTACATCCACCTTTTGACACTCTGCAAAAATAAAGACGTTTTGGATGTATTATTTCATCCAATTCTTCCACAACCTTATCCACATCATAAGTTGTTGGGTATATATCCAGTAATAGTAATACTGCATTTGTATTTACTAAGGTTCCATTGCTTAAAGTAACCGATTTTAAATCTTTCTTTAGTGCATCTGCATCAACCAGTCTCATCGCTTGTTCTCCTGTTCCATGCTTCTACAAATTCGCCCCAGTCATATGTACCAGTACAAAACTCCAAGCCACATTTGCAATGAATGTTAATAGGGTCGCCGCCACTATCTGGGTCAATAAATGTCGGGTGCCAATCCCTACTTGGCTCATACACATCTTTTTCAATATCTATACTGTGTCCACAAAATGGACACGGCTTTAATTCTTCGCTCATTCTCCATCGCTCCAATCTAACCTACAACCGCACTTGCTACAGTAATTTGGCGCATTGTTGTTATTCATTATTCCTATATCGTGACTGACTTTGATTGTGTTTCCACATTCACAATGGAATACAGAAAGAGTATCACTAAGGTTATGGTTAAATATAGGTTTCTTCGGCATCTGCTTTTCAAGTGCCTTAATTGCCATATTCAACGCTTCATTCATATATATGTATGGTTGAAAATTTGGTGTATTTCTGCATTCTTTGATTCTTTTAATCGCTTCACGCTCTGTCATTCTCCTGCCTCCTCGTTAATATCTCCTATTCCACATTTCTATTACCTCAAGCCTCTTATCCGAGGCTGATGATGCATCCTTATCGCCATAGTTCTGAGGGACAAGTTTAAGCTCTCCAAACTCATCAATATTATAATATGAGCGACCTATTGACTCCCTACTTGTTCCACAATTCACACACTCAATTTTCCACGCTATTTCTAATTCGTGAAATGGGGTAGCTCCAGTATTGCCCATGTTTTTATAAATTTTATGCATCAATTTTGGCGGTTTTCCGCAAAATGGACAGCATTTTATAACTACTTCTGTCATGCTATCCCTCACTTTCCAATAACCCTGCATTGTCAAAAATATTGCCGATAACCTCTGCATTAACCATATTTATCCAATAACCTAAATCTTTTCTGTATCTTTTAGTACACTTGCCTGACCAGTCTACATAAAATCCAACATGTTCAGTTTTGGTGCTATCAAAGCAACTCTGATAACTGCCGTATTTGATTTGTGCACAAGCATCACTAAATAAGTCTTTTACAATATCATTCTCCCAAATCAGCTTGCCGTTCTTATCTTTCAAGCCTGTGCACTGACAGATAGTATCTGGTCGCACTTCAAATGCAAATGGTGCCCCTGCTTTATTGCTGATATACCATTTATTTTCCTTACAATGTAAAAATCCTGCAACCCACTCTCCATTACAAATTTTCGCCTTGAATAGGCATCTATCTTTCATCTACTCCACCTCTTTCGCATCGTTCAAATTCTATTACCCACACCCACGGATTCGCACTCCAACCGTAGTAATCAAGGTCGGATTTCTTGATGGTGCTGTTCCACATTTTCTCAAATTCATATCTTAACGCTTCATGGAATTTTTCATCACTTATGTAGAGTATAGGGTTTTGTGGTGTTACAATACCTTCTTTCTCAATATCCAAGCCCCAACCTTTTCCGCATTCCTGCAACCGCTCCACCCTCACATCCGTAACCTTAAGCCAGATACGTGCGACTTTTTTCGGCATGTGAATGGATGGCTTCCAAAGTAAATCTTTTGACATCCATAATTTATCATCTGCCTTGTACCAAAAGATGTTAGCTGCTGCCTGAATAAATGTTTCCCGGACATACAAAATATCACCCGGCTGATATGGCGGTATACATAACTTGCTAATAATCTGCTCATCCTCCACCTCTGGATGCTCTTTGTGATACGGACTATTCAGAATCGCTTCAACATCATGTTTCACAATTCGTCTAGTGCAACTCTTTCTCCCGTCCAAAATTGCCCGAACCATCTCAGTATTGAATAAAATCGGTTTAATTGACATCTACACCTCCACTTCATCATCTGCCGGAAACCGGAACACCTTCGGTGGTGTGAAACAGAATGCCTGCTGATAGCCACTACCCTGTAGGATTCCAGGGCCACCATTACACGATATGTAACTTCCATACACCTTCGTCATATCTTCCAGTACCTTTTCTGCCTTTTCCCTAGAACTATATTCAGCCATAATTACACATTCTCCTGAATCGTCATTCCAACTGTATATTATTCTTGTTCCTTCACTCGTATAATCCATAGTGATAGTTCCATTTTCATACTCAATATCTATATAGCCCCAGCCTTTCTGACTAATTAACCTCATCACTCCTCAACCTTCCTTTCCGCCTCAAGCCATCTGCGGGTACATTCTATGCAATGTTGCTTACCCCTCTGACACACAATCTCGTCAAATCCAATCTCGTCAAATCCAACCTCACTCGGACACATGATGATCGGCGCAAGATCCGCATCACCAAGCGACCTGATGTAGTCGCCGTTGGTCATCGGCTCATAGTTGTCAACTGCACCAAGAATGCAGTGTGCGCATGGTTCCTGTGACTCGTCTCTATATTTGTATTTGCAAGTTTTGCAATTCTCTATTCTCTCTGGTGTTATTTCCATCGTATTTCCCCCTTCCTGATCATCTCTCTTATGTCTGTGTTGCTGAAGCTCTCATGGTAGCCCATTTCACTCTGCATCAGTACATGGTGTTCATATGCCTCAACTATTGTCCATCGCTTCCAACCCCTCACCGGGATATTCTCCTCTTTTCCGTTCTTTGTGAGGATCTTCACCACCCGCCCAGGTCGGCAGATGGTGTTAAATGTTGCATCTATCTCAAATTCTGTCATGTGTTCTCCTTTCTACTCGGCTTTAATTTGTATTTTTGACCAGTCAACTGTTTGCAGTATGTTCCACAATCTCTCTTCCCGTGATCTCCATGCAGTCTCAGCATATGTGTGTGCTTCTGCGCCATAATGATAATCATTTGACTTCAAATGTTGCACAGCAGCCTCATGTGTGAAGAAAATACCAGAATCCACCGGATATTCTTCATAGTAGCTCACGCTGATATCCAATTCATAAAGCGCATCTTCAAGATCTTCAATGCTATATGCATCATCCATGGCATCTTTTAACTCTTCTGTCCACTTACCTGCATCCTTCAAGCTCTGGATAATCATACTTTTTTGCTCTTCGTCTCTTCTTAAACAGTGCATTTCTCCTTCATATATGACCTCACACGCATTTTCGTCATACAAACAAACACCATCTGGATTATTCAATTCATCTCCATATATTCTTCTATAGTCGCGTATTACCCAATAGCGTGGGTCAGCCTGACATAAATGATCTTGTGTATTCATCTCTCTCTGAAGGTTGACCAAAAAATCTATATCATCTTTAAGTAGCTGACGTTTTTCGGTCGTATCTTCATGTCGTTTCGTTTTCCAAAATTTCGCCATATTAAAAGCCTCCTCTATACAAAACACAACTGTCCGTTCTCTTCTTCGCCTATCCTCATGTTTGGCATCCTCTTCCTTACACACAGCTCCGGAAGATTTGATTTCACCATCGCCGCCGGTATAGGTGGACAGACTGCATTTCCACATCTCTTAACCTGTTCACTTCTTGAATATGTCTTACCTGTGCTGTCATGATCTATGATGTAATCATCTGGGAACCCCTGGCATCCATATAGCTCCTTTGGCTCAAGCATTCTGAGACCAATATCCACGATCTGATACTCAACACCTTGGATTGTTACAAGACCGAACCGGTCTCTTGATGTCACTGTGTCAAGCGGCTGTTCTATATCCTGCCCTGTACCCTCTCCGTAGTATTTAATCAAGAATGCTCTGACCTCTCCAAAATGTCCGGCTGATGTTGTCACTGTATGCAGCGGTTCTCTCTCATCCTGTCCTATCCCTGTCTTGTAAAACTTGCTGAGGAACGAAGTCACAAGGCCATATCTGTTTGAACTGTCCACTGTCATGATCGGATTCTCTATGCCTTGACCTCGCACCTCGTCTGAATTGGTCTCCGAATGATATTGAATAAGTGTAGGACTTATTAGACAGTGCTCATTCTTGCTGACAATAGTTGTAAGTGGTTCTCTCACATCTTTGCTACGATCTGCAGAGAATCCAGTCTGACCTATCTGAACCATATATGGTTCTACAACTCCATATCCGTGCTTGCCTGTGATTGTCGGCATTGGATCTCTTATATCCTGTGGCTTTCTCTCACCGCCGTGATTGCACTGAATGATAAACGGCTCTGGATTATCCAGAACGAACTTCTTCAGCCCTCTTGCAATCCTCTGCATAGTCTTTGGTGCAAGTGGCCTCACCGCCCGAATGCCGTACTTCTCCTTGATCTCCTCTGATGTATCAAAGATGCTCGGACATGGCAGGCTGAAATCAAGCTGTGTATATGCCCCAACATAAGGCTTGAGCAGTCCCGCCTTGACCTCTTCACTGTCTGCCGGTGCATGCGTAGGCTTTGGCCACATGATAGGTACACCATCACACCTTGCGATCATAAAGAACCTTTTTCTTTTAGTCGGTGCTCCGTAGTCTGCCGCCACGAGCTCTCTGAACTGTACCTCATACCCCAGCTCATTGAGCTGCTTTACAAATTGCCTGAATGTATCTCCTTGCTTTGCCCTTATCGGATGATGTCCTCTGTTGAGCGGTCCCCATGTCTTGAACTCTTCGACATTCTCAAGCATAATCACTCTCGGTCTCACAAGTGCCGCCCATCTGCATGCTACCCATGCAAGGCCTCTGATGTTCTTATCCTTTGGTTTTCCACCCTTGGCCTTACTGAAATGCTTGCAGTCCGGAGAGAACCAGGCAAGGGCTACCGGATGCCCCTCACAGGCTTTCACAGGATCAACCGCCCACACGTTCTCACAGTAGTGCTTTGTGTTTGGATGATTGACCTTATGCATCCTGATGGCTTCCGGGTCATGGTTGATAGCTATATCAACGCTGTACCCTGTAGCCATCTCAATTCCTGTTGATGCTCCACCACCTCCAGCGAAGTTATCAACGATAAGCTCTCCGTTTATCATGGCAGCACCTCCGGGTAATCATATATGCTCATCTGTACCGCCGGTACATCTTCCCACGGCACTCCGATATAGTCCAGGACTCTTCCCCAGCCGAACTTTTCTCCTGTCTCTGGATCCGTGCAGCATCTATACATGTAAAACTCCCATTCTTTGGGATTCCGCTCTCTGAGCCTGTCAAACCTGTGTGGTCGTTCTTCCATGTGGATTCCGAAACCGCACATACTGCAGCCTGTCCTCTGTGCTCCTGTCGTTCTGAGATTTCCGTGTCCGTCATCCTCTATCCGTCCATATATAGCCGGTATGATTGTCTCAACCGGTTCATAAGGTATTGTGTTGCCAGCCTTATCCTTGCTGTATGGCTGCTCATAATAAAGCTTTGCAAACACATCTGTATGTGCGTGATACCAAGTGTCCATCTCCTGAGCAAGTCTCAATATGTCATTTCTGAGGTATGGTGCAAATGGCGCTGATCTCATTACTGTCTTGCCATAGTAATTGCATCCATGGTCTGTGAGAGCTTCTTCTCTCTGTCCACCCTCAGATGCCATCATGCCAAGGAACGGATAGCTTGAATGAGCCTTAGCCCAGTCATCGCATGGCTTCTCTTTCAGCCAATAGCAACAATCATTTGACACCTTGAAATTTGGCTTGTAATACATGACACCTTCATTCTCGTTCTCATATCCTCCGAACAGGTTAAGCCACTTCTGTGGCAACTTCATGCGGCTGTTCTTCTGGAAGTGTCCAAGCTCTCCACATTCGCCTGTGATTATTGCATGTCGAACTGTCTTATTGTTTTCAGTCGGATTCTGAAGCAGCGCTATCTTTCCCGCTATTCTCTTGCTGATAACCGGGAACCCAACTTCATTGAGTACCTCAACTTTTGTCTTGAGTGGGTTCAGGATTGTCACTCCAAGAGCTTTATGTACTCGCTGTATACTCTTATCTTCCAGAGATGACACTGATACCGCTGGAACATTAATCCCTATCGACTTCAGGAATACGTGTAATGTAATACTGTCAAGACCGCCAACACTCACATGAGCCGTTTTGTCTCGTATCCGCATCTGCTCCATGAACTCTTCAGCTCTAAGCCTGGAACGCCGCACCTTAACTTCATACGGCTGGCTCTGGAGCATTATCATTTTCTCCCTGGCTTCTTTCTTGCGCTTCTTGTATTCCTCTAAGCCCTCGTCCGGGCTGTCAAGTTCGCCGTTCTCTCCAAAAATTCTCGTTATTAAGTCTTCGTTCATTCACTTCTCAGGAACCCGCTATAGCATTACCCCGGCCGGAGGTTCGGCTCCTTTCGTGTGTTATTTGTTTAGATCATCGGCAAGGATCCTCACCGTTTCCTCATTTCCTCTATTTTTTTCCTAATCCTATCTGGTATCGGAACACCCTCTGACTTATCTTCCAGTACCTTAATTCTGCTTTCATTTCCTGCAGGCAAGGAACTTATCGCATGTTTCCTTAAATTGTCTATTTCAGTAGAACTGCCCTGAGCGATATTCTGAATGAGCTGCCTTACTTCGGTTGGCATTTTGGAGATTTCCTGTGCCCTTGCGACCTCTGTCCGATAGCAACGCTGAAATTGTGACATTACAACCTGCTCATTGTAATCTTCATCTAACGCCCAGACCCGAAGTTGGCTCGGAAGTCCAACTGCTTTCTGAACCACCGGAGGCAACTTTGCATATTCTTCCGCCGAATTGTATGCACTGTTTCGTATTGCTCTGCTGACCAATGCCCATGCCTCCATTTCGTTCAGCTCCTGTGGTTTGGTGATTGAGTGAATTTTATCAATCAGTTGTCCGGGAGCTGGTGCGAACCCGCTTGTATTTGTTTGCATATAGACCTTAAATGCCATGGCAATTTCATCTTTGCTGTATTCCTCTAATGCCATAGTCCACGCATTGACCGCTGCTGTTCTGCTTGGAGGGTTGTAATTTGGATATGTAGCCTGCACCATAGCAAGTAAATCTTGCACATCTTCTCTTGTCATCAACTACTCCTCCATTCATTTAAAATGTCCCGCTCACCATTTCTTGAAAATGGCTGCTGATTGTTATTTTTGCTGATCTTATCCCATAAGATCCCCTTGTAGCTGTTTCCCATTGACAGGTCGATTACATCTACCACCGCCGCATCTCCATTTTTCTGTGCCTCTTTGGATATTTTGGTTAGTAACGACTTCATGCCCTGTTCAACATAATCCTCTTTTCTGGCAACCTTATACTCAATCCATTCTCTGACTTTCTCCAAAAGAAAATCCGACATGGAATAATTCAGTATGAGCCTATCCAAAATCTGAATACTATCCTCTTTGGTCTTACGTACTCTTTTCGTTTTGGGCTCATCATTTGCCACCTGCAAGGGGGCTATAAGGGGTGTATTGTCTAATCTTGTTTCCTCTAATTTCCTTTTCTCTTCTCTACTTTCCTTTCCTTTACTCTGTGTATTTCTTCCACCATTTATCGAATTTCTTCCGTCAAAAATTGAATTTATTACCACTTTTTTATTATTTTCGGGTACAGCAATTAAAAGGTACTCTTTTTTCAGTTCAATCTTTTCTCGCTTGGACGTAGCATTCAAATATCTTTTTTGCACCCCTTCAGATGTTAAGATATTGAAATCATTAAAAAGTTGTTCTGAAAAAATGTCCCTTCTGATACAAGCTGCCACTATATCTGCTATTAAATTTTTATTGTCACTCGGTAAACCGTTCTCCGACATAAAGAGCAACAACGAGTCTGTAGTCCATTCACAGTAGTAACCAAATCCTCCATAGATTTTCTGATAGAGTTTGACAAGTACCGCAAAGCCTTTCAGTCCAAATTCAGCTTGTATCAATCTGACCTTTTCTTCCATGTGGCAATCCAATTCAAAGTAATCAAGTCCTGCTTTGGTTGGTCTGCCTGCCATTTATCATCTATACCTCCTTGATTCTGATTCCATATATGTGGAGCATCAACTTGCGCTTTATAATGTATTCCTTTGTTCTCATGCCCTTCGCATCTTCAACAACCATGCAGTTGTTTTCTAAGTCCCAATAAACAAAATCAGCCACATATGAGCACTTACGCTCCAGGAGCTTTCCCGGTTTGAATCTGCCCTTGTTGGGTCCTTTTTCATATATCTCATTTGTGTGTTCTCTCTGAGCTGGTATCAGTTCAAATTCTCGTTGAAGCTGCAAGCCTGTTATCTTGCCCGCTTTCTCAAGGATCTTTAACTCTGTGTATCTGTGTGCTTCTCTTTCGCTGTCAAATGTGATGCCGTCTATTACAGCTTTCCTGTTGCCGTACTTGGCTCTTGACCTGTTCCAAGCCATCAATGCTCCTTTCCCCCTGCCGCCCTCAAATAAGAGCAACAGGGATATATGCTAAGACATTACGTTACTGTGCTTGTGATGTATTAAATGTAATGTCAATGTAACCTACTTGAAACTTCCAAACAGTGCCGCCTCGGCAGCGTTCATCTCTGGCTGTGGATTTTCTGCCGGTGCTGGCTGTGGATCTGAAATATTTGAGTTGTTTTCAGCAGAATTTGAGTTGCTATCTGAGTTGCTTTTCACTTCCTGCGGAGCCTGTATCTCCGACCTAACATCATGTGGTACTTCAACAGGAAGCTCCACCGGCTCAACCTGTCCCACTTCCTCTGCTGTGTACATACCAGATACATTGTGTGGAAACGACTCACGAAGAGCCTGTACAAGTGCAACCTTCCTGATCATTGTTGCTGGTCTCTTTGACCACTGGCTGTTCAGTGTTCCGTCCTTCTTTCTTCCAACATATTCATCCATGCTCACTTCAACCCTGCAAGAGTGTGCCCTATCCTTTCTGAACACCTCAGCAAATCCGCCGATTACAGTCTCACCAGGAAGCTTGAATGTTCCTATTCTGTATTTAATATCTCCTTCTTCCGTCTCTACGATAATTCCAGATGTACTACCATCATATGCCGGGGTTGATTCAGCTCTCTTCTGAAATGCCTCTTTGCCGATAACCATTGCCGCTGGCTCATTGCCATATTTGATACAGTATGCTTCTTTAAGCCATGGATTTAGGCCATTAAACCTGCACAAATTCATGAAAACTACAAGCTCATTTATTGATACCGCTTCTTTATTGCCACTTACCAAATAATTCCTTACAAGCTCAGGTGACAATGAAACCATCACACCATTTGCATCATATTCAACTATTCCTGTCTTCTTTGCTCCCTGTGGCTCCTTCTTGGCCAAACTGTTATTTACTGCCATTATTCCTTACCTCCTAATGCTTAATCATGTCCTCAAATGCCTTGCGCAAGATATCCTCCAGAATTGATATCGGATTCTCTGTGTTGTCTTTGCGGCGATCCACTTTGGTCAATATGTCAAACGTATCATGTATGAGCCCCTGCATAATCTCGTCAAGGTCTCCCTTAGCTTTGGATGCTTCCATTGCTCTGCTTATCAGCTCTTCTGTAGCTGACTCTCCATACTCTTTAGCAAGGGATTCTCTCATTCCCTTCACCACAAGTGCCAACTCCGATATAAGCATCGGCGTTGTTCCTCTCATTGATACTGATCCCATTTCTGACTTAATCATCTTGTTACCTCCATTATCTAATCTGCTTAAACTGTATGTGTCTCTCTGCGAACCAAGCCGCAAGCTCTACTGCCTGTTTCTCTGTAACGATAGCCTCAAACTTTACCAAGAATTTAGGTTCACTCTGTACAGGTGCTGGCTGTGGCTCCTCGGTTGGTGCCTGCTGCGCATCCTCTGGAGGTGTCATAGCCTGTGCCATTGCCGATCTCTGCTCCTCGGCAGCTCTCTCCTGTGCCTTGCGTTCTTCCTCAGCCTTTCGTGCCTCTTCTGCAGCTTTTTCCCTTGCCTTAGCCTCAGCCTTTTTCTTGGCAACCTCCACCATCTTCTTAGCCTCCAAAACAGCCACATTTATATCAAGCGTCTGCTTATATACCTCTGTTGCCTCAAAGCCAAATTCTGGCAGATTATGAAGTGTCAGCACATCATTGCCAATCTCATACATTCTTGACCTCATCTGATCTTCAATGCTCTTCATTGATGTAGACGCATTCAGCCACTTCGGATCCCAGATCTTCTCCAACGTGACAAAATTCTGAAAACCGATAGTCGCAAACAGTTCTTCAATGGCTTTCTGCTTTTCAGCCTTGCGCTTCTCATCGAATGCCTTGACCTGTTCATCTATCACCGCTATAGGCTTGTCTATAATGCCTATGATCTCGTTGATCTGAGCCTTAAACACATTAAACGGCTGCATGTATTCTTTCTCTCTTCTGATGCGCTCATCATTGAGGGCTCTCTTCAGCTTGTTCAGATTGGCCTTGTCTGCCTTTGCGTCCTTGATCTGATCATCTGTGTAGACAAGCGTCTCATAAAATGAGACCTTAGATGTAAGCTCAGCCTTGAGCTCCTCATAGTTAAAATCAATCTTCTCTGGTATCGCTACCTCATTAACTCTTAATTCCATTTTTAACCTCCTAATTCAGCACCAGCTCCATCTGGTGACTCTCCTTGTTCTCACGTATCATCGACATGATACGCTGTGTCTGTCGCTGTCTCTCCTCTTCACAGTCACAATGTTCGCCTGGGTCCAGGCAAGCACCGCACTGTGGACATTCGTTGTAATACATTGCATCTCTCCTATATCTCCGGAAGTATCAGCGGCGGCTCTTTCTTCACCTGTACGCTCTCCCAGAACTCTCTCTCAGCATCAATAAGATACTGGATGTCATCCTCTACCTCCGACCGCTCTATCGGATAGTGTTTGGTCTGCAAATATACCTCTCCATCAATTTCAAACTTGAGCTGTGCCTTGAGTACCGCATATTCAAACTCTGTCACCATCAAGTAATGAAGCACCTGTATGTAATAGTTATCTGGCACTCTGTTATCCCATTTTTTCTTCTGACTTGACTGCAGGATCTCTGTGGTCTTGATCTCAAGCACACCATTGCGTCCATCCCGGTCCATAAGCCATCCGTCAAGGCTTGCATGCGCCCATGGGTACTTATCATTCGTGAACATGTTGTTTTCCACATATCCAACTTGATACTGTGGATAATCCAACTTGAATAACTCCCTCAGATGCTTTTCTGCCTCTGTTCCATACTTGACATAAGGCTTATCTGATATGTCCTCCGGCTCTATGCCGTATGCTTTCTCTTTAAACAGTTCCACGTTTGTCTTGTATGGGCTCATCCCAAAGATCGCCGAGGCATCCGACCCGCCTATCTTGGTCCTTGCCCTGAGCCACTCTTCATGGCTTCCGAGCACTTTCATCTCAACCATGTTCTATTCCTCTCTGGCATCTTCAATGCTGTTCATAAGTTCAAGCACGCCATAAAGTCCCAGCTCCGTGAACACGGTTCCAAGCAAGTACGCCACCAATCCTACCGCCGGCAGTGCAAGCAGCACTTCTGCGTTGAATAAGATGTTGTAGGCCAACAGCAAAAATAAAATAGTCATTATTACAAGGCTCACCATCTTGACAGCCTTTGTATCCATGTTCTTCCTCTTCATTGCTTTTCTTCCCCTTTTCTGCTATGATTTTATTGAGTATTTTTCTATGCACCGGCGGAACTGCTATTCCAAAGGTGCTTTTTTACTGTCAGGGATCTAATTCATCCCAGTTTATGACGGCTTCTTTTGCTACCTTATTTATGTCGAACGGCGGCACTCGTCTGCCAGCGTCAAGCTGTTTCTTGTACTTCAGATAATCCACCAAGGCAAGCACATTGACCCTTGTTACTCCGGCACCATCCAGTATGGTGTATGGTCCATATCTGCCAGACTGGACATATCTGTCAAGATCTGCTATACGTCTGGTTGCTGTAGATAATGACATCTCAAATATCTTCATCATTTTCGCCTTGCTTATGTACGGCAACCGGCCAATCTCCCTGACACCTATTACCTGTATGTCTTTGACTGCTCTGCTCATCGCTCTCACTCTCCTTTCTCTTGTAGTCCTCACCATTTCACCCTATAATTTCCGTAGGTGCTACCAACACCAATTCATACGAAAGAAGGTGAAACTATGTCAAAAGATTCCTTTAAAGATGCCTTGACAAATATTGAAGACATTGCACTGGCTTACACAGTCAAGACATCAACTGCCACAACACCTGAACAGTTTCTTGACGATTATGTAAAGAATAAAATTTCATTTACTGAAATCAAGAAACAACATGGTGATAAGTGGATGATCTAAAACTCGAATCTGGCAATTGATTTAAGAACCTCTTTTGCCACATCGAGCAGGTGTAGTGAGTGCTTTACCGAGTATTTCTTTGCTCCAAGTACTTTTAAGATGTCCTTGATAATGCGCTCCTCGCCGTCATACGTTTCCGACAATTCACAGTTCTTTGCGATATAATAGAAAATTATCTCCTCGTCAGTGAGAACTTTCCTCACCTCAGAGAACTCTTCTATATCTTTCGTTTTCTCTGCTATATCTACCAACTTTGAATTTATACTGTTTGTCATGTCTCTCCTTTCTCTTATTCCTTATTTTCGGTTAAACCGAAATCAAGAGGCAAAAAAATAAGCCTATCATATGGTATCCCATAAACCTCTTCTATTTTTCTTAAGATAGGAATATCTGGATAGCTTTTCCCCCTCTCATAATTACCCAATGTATCTTTATTTATGCCGATTAGCTTGGCTGCCTCATCCTGTGTATAGTGCTTGAGTTCTCTTGCCATCTTTAAAGATACTTTCATCTTATCAGGAATTTTACACACTTTATCATCTCCTTTCGACTTTGTATGAGGCTAGTATAGTTCGGTTTAACCGAATTGTCAACGGTTTTTCCGAATTTTTTTCATTTTTCGTTGATTTATTTCCGTTTTTGCCGTACAATGAATTCATGAGGAGGTGAATCTCATGAGTTCACTTGGAAATAAAGAAATTATGGCAAACAACATAAGATTTTATCTTAGTCAAAACGGCATATCCCAAACTGAAATATGCCAAACACTTGGGTTTAGCATGTCTACTTTTTCCGACTGGGTACATGCTCGTACATATCCTAGAATTGATAAAATAGAGTTAATGGCTAACTATTTTGGAATAGAAAAATCTGATTTAGTAGAAGAACGTACAAAATCACAGCGTGCTGGTGTTGCAATCAATGTTCTCGGTCGTGTCGCCGCTGGCATACCAATAAATGCTATCACGGAGATTATAGATACTGAGGAAATATCCGAGGATCTTGCTAAGACTGGAGACTTCTTCGCACTTAAAATAAAGGGTGACAGTATGGAGCCTCGTATTGTGGATGGCGATGTTGTCATCGTTAAACAACAGGAAGATGCCGAGAATGGCGATACTGTAATTGCTCTTGTAAACGGCGATGACGCCGTCTGCAAGAGGCTCAGGAAGTATAGAGATGGGTTAGAGCTTATATCCAACAATCCTGCATATGCTCCGATGTTTTTTGACAAAGAAACTATAGAGACTAAGCCAGTGAGAATAATTGGCAAGGTCGTAGAATTAAGAGGGAAGTTTTGAGGTAATATATAATGGGGATATTTGATAAACTTATGAATAAAATTGTTCCTGCCAAATCCATACCACTTTATTCTCCAACCCAGCAATCTCAATCAGTTCAACAAAATCAAACCTTTAATACATTTGGGGAACCATTAAATCAGCTTGTGGATGGAGATTTGCCATGGGGATGGGTAACGGCTAATCGTGCATTTATTGATAAAATTCAAAATGAATACTCATATTTTCTAACACAATGGAACACATGTAATGACCGTGCACCTATAGAAAGATTGGCTATTTTAAAATCTCTCCTTCGATATATTTCGGATGTTCAAAAGCTATGTGCTAGCAAAGATGAGTGTTATCAACTATGGTGTAATGAGTATTTATTAAATGCTAAACAGTTGAACGAATTACAAAGCGAATGTAAGTATTTATCCGAAAATATAAATACTTTACAGACTGACTATCAAAATAAAGAAAAACAATTAATGACACTAGATGATGATTTATACGCCTTTTTATTAAAGCATCCTGGGATTATACAAAAGGATATATATAACCATTTCCCATATGATATCAAAGGAGTTATTGCAGACACACTATACGCTTGGGATAAAACAGGCAAAATAAAAAGAACAAAAAGTGGCAATTCATATATTATTTACACTAGATAGCATCATCTTCAATAACGAAGGTGATTATAAAAAATCCCCCAGGTGCGGGTACACCTGAGGGAAGTTACCCACAAACCGAAGGCTTATGAATAACAGTGATCGCAAACTATATTATACCATAAGCCTTCCACTTTTGATAGGCTTATTTTTTATGCCTATTTTTAGATAGGATGGTGATTTTATGTGGTGTGAAACACAGAAGAATGGAACAGTCAAGTATTGTGAGAGGTACACAGATCCGCTCACGGAAAAAGTGAAAAAGGTTACAGTGACGATGCCTAAGGCATCACCGCAGAACAGAAACAAGGCGGCAAGGATCCTTGCTGGGAAGATTGAGAAAGCCGAGACTTCCTCTCCTGTCCGATCAGATACAACGCTAGGGGAGCTGGCTGATGCTTATATAGCATCATTGCGGCAGTGCAAGAGGAAAGAAAGTACAATTGTAACTGAGAAATCATATATATATCGTTGTGTAAGCACAATCGGTAATGATGTACTCGTTGACAAACTTTCTCCCCGCTATATATATGATCAACTTCTTGCTACCGGTAAAAAAATCAGCACAATAAACAGCTATATAAAATATCTGAAATTCGCTCTAAAATGGGGGGTGAAAAACGACTATCACTCAAATCATGATATACTATTAAAACTTGACTATATCAGCGAAGAGAGCTCCGACGAAATACCAGAGGTATATGACATCAGCAATGAATATCTGGAACATGATGAGATAACAAAATTACTTAATTACTTTATAGACAATAACCACTGGCAGGACTACTACATATCCTATTTTCTGATTCTTACAGGCATGAGGATTGGGGAGCTTGTGGCACTTGAAGATTCAGATGTGGATATTACATCCAAAACTATTCGTGTTACCAAGACTTACTACCCTGCAACCAAATACGCAACGTCAGCCAAAACAAGTGATTCAATCAGAAATCTTCATATACAACCTGAGCTTCTCTTACTTATAAAAAAACTCAGACTTTGGCGAAAAGAAACAATGTTTGAAAATGGAATTAAAAGCACACTTTTTATGCCGCACTTGAAGACAGGCGGCTATTTATCCTATGGAACCTATAACCTACACTTGAAGACAGCCGCCTCTGAAGTTCTTGGCAGAGAGATAACTCCGCACAAGCTGCGGCACACACACGCATCGATTCTGGCAGAAACTATGTCAGCAGAACAGATATCCCGCCGTCTAGGCCACCATGACGACAAAATAACAAAAGCTATTTACATTCATATCACTAAAAAAATGAAGCAAAAAGACAATGCGGCTGTCGATTCCATATCTATTATCAATTAA